AGTCTAGGGAGGCTCACTTAGCAGTTTTATCGGGCCTGTTGTGACGAAAGACGCAGTGCCAGCCACCAACTCAGTGGGGCGCAGATTCACTGCTGTCTTCACTATGTAAATCTCTGATTGATAGTAGAGATCCCCGGGCAGGCAGCCGCAGATCCCAACGTCTGGGTCTTGCTCTGAGCGGTCAATCATGTAGAACTGCGCGTTTGCTTTTGACCCCTTTTCGGTCATAAACAGCAGCTGCATCAGCTCCATCGCATCGTCTTGGCCTTCGCGGACGCAGCACTTATCAATGAAGAATTCAACGCTGCCGCCACCGCTGACTAGCGACTTGACGGACTCGCCGTACTTATCACCAACCGCAGTGGTATCCACGCTGGGCGCGTCTAGCTCAAGGGTCCATTCACGGACACCGCAGATGATCTCCCAGTAAGGCTCAACGCCCTGACGCCGCGGCTGGATATCGGCGTTGTTGAAATCAGTTGGCGGATCAGTTTGCGCTGGCAGCTGATACAACGGCGGGTGATCGCAAATGCTGTCGATCGGCACCACGTTGTTTTCCTGCACGTCAGAAGCCAGGTACTCACCCACCAGGGGCGCGCAGGCCCACACGGCGTTTAAGTAATCCATGCTCCCGAACGGAGCGATCAGGATGAAGTCAAAATCGACATTGATAAGGTCCACCCGATCATCCGGGTCACCTAGCAGCGCGGCGCAGCGGTCGGTATAAAAGCTGACGCGGCCTAGATCATCGACGTGGATGTAATAGCAGCGGTTAGTGATCTCATCGAGCCCATTGATCTCGCCATCGCCGTTGGTATCGCCGCCTATGTAATAGAAGTTGGCATCGTCGCCAAAATCCCCATCGGGGTAATCCTCAGTGGCGGCCTTATAGAACGTGTCGGCATCATTCTCGATATGGTCGCGGTTCGGCCCTAGGAACCACTGACCGCCGGCATACATAGCGACGCCGTCGATGCTGCCGGGGAAGCCATTGCCAGCAATAGGCAGGCCACCTTCAGAGAACAGGCAGATCCGATCGCCGGTCCAGTAGCCCTCGCAATCAAGATCGATTGTGTTGCCGAACCAGTCAAAGGAGTCCGACCGCAGCACACACGGCGAGGGGGCTTCCCGGCGAAGCCGCAGCTTTCCGCCAGAGCCAAGGACTGGCATCAGTAGCGGCCCTCAATCGGGCCCGTTACCTGGAAGCTCAGACTGACGGCTTGGATATCACCAACGGTGACCGCTGGATTCATGCTGGTAACAAAGGCTGAGCACTTAAACGCGCCACCGTCTGGCTCGTTAAAGATGAACTCGCAAGTGTCGTCGTTATTGGCATCTTCAAAGATCGAGTTCAGCAGCAGACCTGCTGCGGTGTCGTCTGGGTCATAAAGGACCGTTGCGCTACCAGCCGCGCCACGTAGACCCTTTACATAGGTTCGATCGTTTACACCTAGGCAGGTGTCTTCTAATGCGTCACGGCTGACGGTCAGGTTCCAGTCGCGGACCTTGCCGATCTTTGCCCCGCGGTATTTAAGTGCGCCTCGAGCTCCAGTAAGAACGGCCATTAGTCATCCAGTGTGGCAACGAGGTTGACGGTCACTCGTGACCGCCCAGGGAGAACGCTATCGACAACAGGCGTTTCCGCATATCGCCATTTTAAGTAGTCAGGAATCTGCGCCATCACAGGCGGACTGATACCAGCGAAGACCTCATCATTCAGTGTTAGCGACCTAAACGCGCCGCGCGCCTCGTGATAATTGCCGAGCAGCTCTGCTAGCTCGTTGTCATTCAGCAGATACTCCAACTGCAACGTGGCATCAAATGCCTTGCTGCCATAAATACGGGTGCGGCCTGCTCCGTTCGTCGCAGTAAATCGACGGGTCGGGTAGTTGCCTGGGGTGAGCTGCCGGCGGACTGGGCAGAGCACCGGGTAAGAAGGCCCGGCCTGATCCAGTCCGTCATTAACTAGGCCTCTTGGTTGAACATCCGCGTTATTGAATTCAGCGGTGCCAGCAACTGGGTTTAGATAAAGCGGCGCATCCGCGCAGATGGTGACAAAGGTGTCGTTATCACGAACGTCGCTATAGCTGAACTCGCCTTCAGCGGTAATGCATATCAGGCGAGCATTCTGGAAATCCATGGCGCCTGCATTACTCCACCACTGTAATTAGGGCGGTTGCAGTCCTCACCACATCGCCCAGGGTCACAGTGACATTGACGTTCGCAGTCCCGAACTCCGGCAGCTCATCAAATTCAATTGTGGTGACAGGCTGAGCGGGGAATGTGCCGTCTGGATCCCAGTCGTAAACGTAATCACCATCAGGGCCGCTCACTACTGCGCGGAAGTCAGCAGGGTTGCCAACGGTCATCAGTGACGGGCCGATGATCTGCACGCTGTCAAAGGTCGGGTTCAGCTCAATCGGGCTGTCGGTATCGCCAATAGCGCCCTCAATGATCCAGTTGCCATCGACGTTCCAGCCGTCGCTGATATTTGACACGCCAACCTCATCGGTCGGCCAATGGATCGCCTCAACCTCGAGGTTGCCTTCCTCATCAAAGGCCAGGCTCTGCACCTTGTAGGTCTGGGTTTCCATGACCCGCTCAGCCAGGCAGAACACGCCGCCAGTCCAGTTCTGACTACGCCCGCCGCTAATGCTCAGGGTGATCTCCTGAATGGCGCGGGTGGTACCGTTCCACACCTGCGCCTGGTAGATACCATCAGCCAATTCAGGCCAGCTGGTAACAGTGCCATCCTCAGCGATATAGCCATTAGTCGGTGAGTCATAGGTCAGCGTTTCCATCGCGAGCTTGAAGCACTTGCCGAGCTCGAGCGCCGCCTGATCAGTAGTCGTTGTGAACTTGACTTGATGGGTTGAGAGACGGCGATACCGGCACTCAAACTTTGCGCGGTCTACGGCGTGAACTTCGCTAGTGCAGAAATCGCTCATATCAATCTGCTCTAGTGGCGCATCGACATTCGTGCCGATCTCACGCACCGTCACTTCACGGACCACAGGGAACAGGCCGCGATTAGCCAGATCATCTGTGCGCTTCTCTTCCCGCCATTTGACCGATACCCGCGGGCTCTGCCGCTGATCCTGATCTAGGTAGTTCAGTTCAAAGGTGCCCTCGAGGATGTTGCCTGAGGTGAACAGGCCGGTAATCGGCTCAGCCTGATCAAACTCAATCAGCGGTTGCAGCGCAAAACGGCCATTACGAATCACCAGATCCAGCAGGAATGCGCGGGCAGTCTCCATGCCCCAGGACCGCAGGTTTAACCGCTGGCTAATGGCGCCATCAAAGAAGTACCTACGCGCGCGGGTCCATGCAGTGGCATCAGCAAAGCTCTGGTCATCGATCTGCTTCGGGCTGATGATCTCGCCCACGCCAAAGCGCTGATTAGTGAGCAGCTCGCGGTAAACGCTGGGGAAATCATGGAACCCGCCCAGGCCACGGTTCATATAAACCGAGAACTGAGCCAGGCTTGCAAACTCGCGGCTAGCCCGGATGTTCATCCCAACGATCGCCAGGTTTTCGTAGTCCGGCGCGACAGGGTTCGGAAGGATCGTGTTGATGTAAACGATCTCGTGCTCAGGGTTGCCGCCAACCGTGGTGCTGATCTCATTCATCGAGGTCGCTTCCGCAATTCGGATGTTGCGATCAGCGCGGTTGTTGCCGTCAAACCAAAGGCGCGGCTCAACAGGGTTCAGGATCGGCACGTCAAATGCCATGCCACGGCCAAAGGCTGTACCGCGATACCGAACGACCATTGCAATGTCGCCGGCCTGCTGCGGCACAACACGCTCTTCATCAATCCGCGGGTCCATCACCTCGAGGCCGCCCTGCGCGACATTGCTCCGGATCTCCCAGCCGCTAATCGGCTCAATCTCAAACTCCCAGCGGCGGATCGCTGGCATCTCAAACCGGATGTAGTTGTAGGTCGCTACACCGCTATCACTGCGAACCCCAAACAGGTTTGGCAGCAGCTGATATTCATCACCGGTGCCCGCAACTCTGACCTTGATGCGGAAGAAGCTGTAGCGGATCTCCTGCTTGGTGATCGTGCCCGCTTGGTAGTTCTGCACCACCAGCGTTTGATCGTTGGCGACGTTGTTTCCGTTGTGCGCGATGCAGGCGGCCTGATCAATCGAGCCGTAATCCGAGTTGACCTCAGTTGTATTAGTGGCGCCGCTGATGGTGATCCCTAGCGTCGAGCGGATTCCTAGCTCGAGCACCTGGCAGGGGTACTCAGTAACGAACGAGCCAAGGCTGACGCGGAAGATCTGCGCCGTGCCAGTCACTGAACCTGTGGCATCAGTGCCAACAGCGCCTGAGCCCTGGCCCGCGCGTACAACCTCAAACGTGGCGGTCACGCCCTGGCTGCCATTCTCTGCGTTGCTATGGAATGGCCTGCCGGTGCGCGCTGTGCAGATCGCCAGGGCAGAGCCGATCTTGTAGAGCTCCCCTACGGTCAGCGCCTCATCGAATGAGTTTTGACGGCCTGCAACGGCGGTATTGGCGTCGTTTGATGACAGGGTGCTAGTGGCCTGGCCAACGACATTGCCACCCACGGTGCGTTCAAAATCATCCACCCGCGAAACACGCGGATCCAGCCAGTAGATGACGCGATCACCAACCGCCATGTTTCCACCGCCTGCAGTAATACCTGCGCGGCCAGGGAAGTTGAACTCATCTTTCAGCCGGCGGACGGTCTCCTGTCCATCCTCAGAGCAGGCGACGCGCAGCGCATTGACGTTGCCGGTAGGCACCAGTGTTGGGCTAAAGGCTGGCCGCAGGCTGGGATTGGTCTTGTATCCCACGCCATTGCCGATCCAAGAGAACAGACCAATTGAGGTCTGAGTGCTGGGCTTGTAGGCGTAGGAGAAATTCGGGCCGTAGGTGCCATTAACGCCGCGCACCTCAAAAACGTCATTACCGCCGAAGTTGGTGGCATTGCCTGGGTCATTCGCAGGGATACGCCCGGCAATGTGATCGGCGTTCTCTAGCCGCCCGCCATCACGGCTGTAGTAGATCGAGACGCGGCTTTGATCAGACGTTGCTGCCAGGTCGTAGCTGCCAAGCAGGTTGTTGCCAAAGGCGAACTGCCCGGCGTCCAGCTCCATGCTGTTTGCGCGCTCGTCACCCTCACCAACGAGAAAAATAGACCGCAGCAGCTGGTCACCACCCAGGCTTAAAACCTGGCTCCACAGCAGGTTGGTGTTAATCCTGACGCCGCCGTAGTCAATGCCATCGATCCGTTCGCGGTGTGCAAACACCAGCGGCACCACGCTGCCCATCTCAACCACGTTCTGCAGCTGGTCAAAACCAGCCTTCGGTGCGTAGCGACCGC